GAACGCAAGTACCTGTAATATTTATATCAAATTCCCAATAAAACCATTCGTATTCTCTACTATTCCCATTTGTCATTGTTGCTCTTGAATCTGCCAAGTATATATGATTATCTATAATAGCTAATAAATAACCTTCCCATTCTTCTAAAATTACATTTCTATAATTCTTTTCATTTAATAACTTGTTATCAACACATGTGCTTCTATGTCCCAATACTTGTTCTGTTGTTACATCTCCACTAATACCTTCTAATCCTCTTTCACTAAAGAAAACTATATCATCATTAAAGTTTATTCCTGTCGATATACAACCTGTTGAAATACTTGAGTGTATACTTGGATAAACTTTTCCTAATTCCTCATCATGAGTAGGATTATGATAAAATATATTTGTATTAGATTGACTAGGCTCTTTTAATACCCATAACGCATTATTTCCACTGACTAAAGCCTTTATCATAGAATCGTTTATACCTTCCATATAGTAATCTAAATCGCTACAATATGCTGGGTCTTCTAAAGAGCAATGCCATACTTGATTAGGATAGTCTGGATTTCCACTAAAAAATACTCTATTATCAAATACTTCTAATAAAGTACATTTTTCTATTCTAGATCTATATCCTTCTATTGTTTTCTTAAATTGTATAATTACATTATCTTGTCCTACTGTTAATGGTTCTGTTGGTGCTGTTGTAAAAGTTACTTTACCTACACTAGCATCTACAGTAAATCCACTTGTAACTTCTTTATCATTAATCCATATCCTTACTTTATAGTCAGTATCAAAACTTTCTGTATCTACAAAATATTCTTTACTTACTCCATCTGCAACAAAACTATTCTTTCTAATTCCTGTAAGTAAATTTACATCTTCATAAACTGTTCCTCCACCACTAGGGCTTCTGCTTATTGTAGTTTTTGGCACAGTTCCTTCTACTTCTTTTACTGTTTTACCATCATATACTAAATATTTTGTTCCATCTTTTATGTATAAATTAGTTTTATAAATAAAATATTTACTTTTATTTAATGCCATTGATGAATAAATTACTTTATCATCATCATATAATTTTGTTCCACTATGTACTATTTTATGTGTTGTTCCTTCATAAGTATAAAAAAATAAACCATATACATCATCAGTAAATCCCTCTACTAATTCTATATCTGGTCTACTCTCTACGCATCTACCTTTACTATTCTTATAATTCTTCCACATATTTAAAGCATCTGGTGAACGAACTAAATTTACTTCATCTTTTCTATTACTAAAATCAACACCACGAAAGTTTTGATAGTTTCTTGTTATTAGTGAACCAGAAACTGTTGCCATATTTCCTGCCTCCTTTATACTGATGAACCACCATCTATATATACTGAACCTAAAGCATATCTTGGGTCTAATTCTTGTTTCATTTCTCTATATCTTTGTGCATATATTTGTCCATAATTACTAGATACATCACTCTTTAATAAGTCTGATGCTACACCATATGGCATTATCTCTAATACATCTGTTGACAATTCAAATTCAAAAGCATCATCTGTATCTTCTCCTATTTGTGTAGGATATTTATAATAATATACTTCTGCTGTTCCTGTTTCATTGAATTTGATTTTTTGACCTATTATATCGCAATCTAAGCCACGAACTATGTTTAGTTGGTATAAAGTGTTATCTATTGTACTAAAATCAACTATATCTCCTTCTGTGCCTTCTAGTGTGGTGTATTCTTCTATTTTCTTAAATCTTGCTAATTCGTTTTGTATTTGATTAATAACATGGTTCATTTTTAATGCTAAATCTTCATCTTCTGTTAAATCTTCTGCATCTTCGTTATATTCTTCTATTAATGAATATACTTTCATTTTCATTTCTTCTAAGGTCATAATAATACCTCCTATTGTTCTTCATTATAAATTGTTTCTATATCCTCTATTTGTTCTTTTAATTCTTCTAAAGTACACATTTGATACTGTGGCACAATAAACCCTTCTTGTTCATTCCATATAAGTACTGTTCCTTCTGGCACTGTTACTTTTACTGTAGATTCTTCTATAATTTTAAATCCACCTTGTTCTACTTCTTTTTTTATTTTTGTTGTTAATGTTAAATCTTTAAATTCTTGTTCTACTGTTCCATCTTCTGTCTTTTCTGTAAAAACAGTATCTTTTGTTACTTTCTTTCCATATATTTGTTTTAAATTTGGTCTTAATGTGTAATATTCAATTTTTTCTTCTTTCATAATACTTCTCCTTTTTAAACTGGTTGCGATTGTAGGAGTCGAACCTACTATCTTTTGCTTATGAGGCAAACGAGATAACCGTTTCTCTATAATCGCCATATAAAAAGGAGCTTATAAAAAGCTCCTCATAAAACTAGGCAATAGCAGTTTTTAATACAACTATTTCTTTTGGTCTAGTTACTAAACCACCGAATACATATAAGCCTTTTAAAGCATCTTCAAATGCATCTTGTGGTCTATATGCTTCTACTTTGTTGATTTGCTCAACGAAAGCTACAGCGTGTTCTGTTCTTAATTGATTATAAACAGAAGTGTCATCTCTAGCTAGTAAGTTTTCAATAGTAACATATGCGTTACCATATCTACCTACAATACCTTTTTTAGCCATTTCAACGTTGTTAGTTAATAACTCTGTTAAAGATGGTCTTAATACTTTATGGAAGCTTGGGTCAATTTCTAACCAATAGCTTTCAGAAACTTTACAATTGTTTCCGTATAATACTGCGAAACAATCTTCTACTTTATCAATAGCATTTGTTTTAGTTGGTGTTCCACCATCTACTGCTTCAATAGTTCCATCATCTACACCTGCTTTTACAAGTGAAGCAACATATTTATCTCCCTCTTCTGCTAATGCTAAAGAACCTTCTTTTGCTGTTGTTTCCATAGCACCTGGTACAGATTGTGCTTCATGAATATCATCAAGTGCAATATTGAAATAGAAGAATTGGTCTAATTTCAATGTCATTTCTGTTGCACTAATATATTCTTTTTCAATTGGTGTACCTGGTACATAATTTTTTACAGTTGGTCTAACTGCATTTAAGATTCTTACTTCCTTTGCGTTTTTACTATCTTTTGAATATTTGAAATCACAGTGATTTCTTAAACTTGTTATTGTTTCTAAGGCACGTTCATAAGCTTTGTGCCAAATTGTTTGCATTGCTACATCAATAGCCATAATTAATCATTCCTTTCTTTTTTTTAAGTTTGACCTGTCATTGATTTACGTACTGTTTCCCATACATGAGGATCATCTAAATCATCTAAGGTCATTTTTTGAATTTCTTCAATTGAATAGTGGTCTTTAACCTCTTTCTTTGGTACAGTTTTCATACTGCCCATTGTTTCTACCTTTTGTTTAGGTTTAAACTTCAAATACATTTCGTATTTTTCTTTAGCAGATAAACTAGGATTTAACTTACTAGCAAATTCTTGATATCCACTATCATTTAAAGCTTCTGGTTTAACTCCTATTTGTGCAAGATCTTTTATTCCCTCTTGTCTTTTTCTTTCTTCTGCTAATTTTTGAAATATTAGCTTTTCTCTTGATGTCATTTTATCTACACCTTTTTCAGCTAATCTATCAACTTCTTCGACTAAGTCTTCATATCCTGAATTAATGATTTCTTCTGCTTCTGCATTAGCAAGTAAATTTAAATCACGTTCTGAATACATAGGCTTGTCTGGTATATTAATACCTTTTTCTTTATAGAAATCTGCCAACTTATTAGTAGCTTCTTCTATGTTATTTGTTCCTAATCCTGCATTTAATACAGTTTCAGTTCGTGAGTATTTATCTTCATATTCTCTACGAAGTTTCCTCTCTTGGTTGGCTAATTTACTGCCAATCTTTTTCGCTAATAGTTCATCTACTCTTTTATTGAGTTCAGATTCACTATAAAGTTTTTCTTCTTCTGTAGTAGTTTGTTCTCCTTCTACATTTTCAGTGGTAACTTTTGCACCATCAACAAGTTCTTCTGTTGCTTGTTCCACAACATTTTCAGTAGTTTCTTCTACAATATTTTCGTTATCTTCCATAACTAATTCCTCCTATTTTTAAGTGATTGCTTCACTATTCCATATCTTTTTAAGACTTAAATGCTTGGTCGTAATTATATAAAAAACACATAGCATTAATTGTTGCTTTTTGCTTATATATCAAGCAATGCTCTCCAATTCGCTTATGTGTTAATTATCATTGTTTATATTTTCTCTTTCTTCGGCAGTAGCTTCTCTTTCGTCTTGCATATTTTCTTTTTCTTGTGCTGTTGCTGCTCTTTCTGCATTTACTCTTGCTTGTGCTTCTGCCATATGTTCTGCTTGTGTATCTGGGTCTTCATTTAAGAACTGATTTGCTCTTTGTTGCATTATTTGAGCTTGTGCATTAATCATTGCTACTTTTCTTTGTTCTTCTTCCATTAGTTCTATTGCTTCTTCTAATTTTGCTTTTGGCATCACTGAATCATCATCAAGTAATTGCACATATATCTTTAATTCTGTTAAT